ATGCTGGAACAAATGGGCATTGCCGCGAAGCAAGCCTCGTATAAATTAGCGCAACTCTCCAGCCGCGAAAAAAATCGCGTGCTGGAAAAAATCGCCGATGAACTGGAAGCACAAAGCGAAATCATCCTCAACGCTAACGCCCAGGATGTTGCTGACGCGCGAGCCAATGGCCTTAGCGAAGCGATGCTTGACCGTCTGGCACTGACGCCCGCACGGCTGAAAGGCATTGCCGACGATGTACGTCAGGTGTGCAACCTCGCCGATCCGGTGGGGCAGGTAATCGATGGCGGCGTACTGGACAGCGGCCTGCGTCTTGAGCGTCGTCGCGTACCGCTGGGGGTTATTGGCGTGATTTATGAAGCGCGCCCGAACGTGACGGTTGATGTCGCTTCGCTGTGCCTGAAAACCGGTAATGCGGTGATCCTGCGCGGTGGCAAAGAAACGTGTCGCACTAACGCTGCAACGGTGGCGGTGATTCAGGACGCCCTGAAATCCTGCGGCTTACCGGCGGGTGCCGTGCAGGCGATTGATAATCCTGACCGTGCGCTGGTCAGTGAAATGCTGCGTATGGATAAATACATCGACATGCTGATCCCGCGTGGTGGCGCTGGTTTGCATAAACTGTGCCGTGAACAGTCGACAATCCCGGTGATCACAGGTGGTATAGGCGTATGCCATATTTACGTTGATGAAAGTGTAGAGATCGCTGAAGCATTAAAAGTGATCGTCAACGCGAAAACTCAGCGTCCGAGCACATGTAATACGGTTGAAACGTTGCTGGTGAATAAAAACATCGCCGATAGCTTCCTGCCCGCATTAAGCAAACAAATGGCGGAAAGCGGCGTGACATTACACGCAGATGCAGCTGCACTGGCGCAGTTGCAGGCAGGCCCTGCGAAGGTGGTTGCTGTTAAAGCCGAAGAGTATGACGATGAGTTTCTGTCATTAGATTTGAACGTCAAAATCGTCAGCGATCTTGACGATGCCATCGCCCATATTCGTGAACACGGCACACAACACTCCGATGCGATCCTGACCCGCGATATGCGCAACGCCCAGCGTTTTGTTAACGAAGTGGATTCGTCCGCTGTTTACGTTAACGCCTCTACGCGTTTTACCGACGGCGGCCAGTTTGGTCTGGGTGCGGAAGTGGCGGTAAGCACACAAAAACTCCACGCGCGTGGCCCAATGGGGCTGGAAGCACTGACCACTTACAAGTGGATCGGCATTGGTGATTACACCATTCGTGCGTAAATAAAACCGGGTGATGCAAAAGTAGCCATTTGATTCACAAGGCCATTGACGCATCGCCCGGTTAGTTTTAACCTTGTCCACCGTGATTCACGTTCGTGAACATGTCCTTTCAGGGCCGATATAGCTCAGTTGGTAGAGCAGCGCATTCGTAATGCGAAGGTCGTAGGTTCGACTCCTATTATCGGCACCATTTAAATCAATAAGTTACACATCATTAGTACCTTCCTTATTTTTTGACTGGGACAAATTTGGGACCGATGGGTTCAGGATCGAGTCTATTTGCCGTGCGTGTTCGGTAAGGTGATTAGGTGCAAGGTGAGCATATCGACGAACCATTTCGATAGACTCCCAGCCTCCCATTTCCTGTAACACTGACAACGGGACTCCGGCTTGAACCAGCCAGCTTGCCCAGGTGTGTCTCAAGTCGTGAAATCTGAAATCATCAATACCAGCCCGTCTCAGCGCCGCTTTCCAGGCTGTGTTTGCGTCATACCGCATCTTCCTGACCGTTGGCGCTTTCGTTCCGTCTGGTTTGGTACAGCTTTCCTTGTACACAAATACCCAACGGTGATGATTCCCGATTTGTTTTTTCAATACGCGACATGCAGTATCATTCAGCGCAACGCCAATTGCGCGGTTTGATTTACTCTCTTCCGGGTTTATCCATGCCACCCGGCGCTGCATGTCTATTTGTTGCCATTCAAGGTTGATGATGTTCGAGCGTCTTAAGCCTGTTGCCAGTGCAAATTCAACAACAGACTTTAATGGCTCCGGACATTCATCAATCAGCCTTTGTGCTTCATGGGGCTCCAGCCAGCGGATCCGTTTATTCTTTGGTTGAGGCACTTTAATAATTGGTGCCTTATCCAGCATTTTCCATTCACGCTCTGCGGCTCTTAGTAGGGCCTTTATAAATGAAAGATGCGTAGCCTTCGTTGCAACGGACGCTGGTTTTGGCGTGTATTCTGGAACAGGTTTCCCTTTTTTTCTGCATGCTTCTGCCCTGAGTTTCCAGTTTTCCTCATTACGCCGGTTCGTCATTTTCTGCATTGCTGAATAAATTTTTGATTCAGTAATGTCTCTTAGTTGCATTCCTGCGAAATGTTGAAGCCAGAATCCGATCCGGCTTTTGTCATCGTCCAGTGATTTTTTATGTGCTTTCTCTTCAAGCCACCTGACACACGCTTCCTCGAACGTTATATCAGGTATTTCACCAAGTTTGCTGACCCGCCATGCTTCAGCCTTTAGCTTGTCATGGAGTTCTGTCGCCTGCCTTTTGTCCTTTGTTCCAAGAGACTGTTTAAATCTTTTACCGTTCGGCAATGTGAAACTGGCGTACCATATTTCACCTCTGCGGAAGAGTGACATTTTCTTTCCTCTGTTATGCCATCACCCGCGCTCACCTGGACAGTATGCAGCGGAGACTGAAGCGCCGCAATGCAGGCTTGTCGTGTTGTGAGGTAAGGAGATTTTAGTTTAGTGGGGTCTTTGCGTGTTGCCTGTAGGCGGCCTGTTCGTATCCAGTTGGTAGCGGTAGGTCTGGATATCTTGAGAAACTGACAGGCCTCATCGAGTGTGAGGCTGTATGATTCCATGGTTACCTCTGCTTTTTGAACGCATGTCACGTAACTTCTTAATGTGTTCTGCCGTTTCGATCTCTTCTGCTATCCGATCTGCATCAGCTTTATTCACAGGTTCAAAGTCATGATTAAAGCGGAACATGCTGGCGATACATGTTCTGCCTTTTCGGATGTAGTGAACTTTGTTGTGGGTAGAACGCAGGATTTTGCAGGGAGTGCCGTGGTGGTCGACGTACCAGGTGTTAGGAAAAATGATTCTGAACATTTTTACACCTCAGTTGGACGATGTTGAAATTTGCTGCTTTGAGGCCATCACAATCCCCATTGTTTGTTCTTAAGTTCGATCTCCTCCTGGCAACTTGCACAAGTCCGACAACCCTGAATGGCCAGGCGTCTTCGTTCATCTATGGGATCGCCACACTCACAACAATGAGTGGCAGATATAACCTGGTGGTTCAGACGACGCATTTTTATTGCTGTATTGCGCTGTAATTCTTCGATTTCTGATGCTGAATCAATGATGTCTGCCATCTTCCATTAATCCCTGAATTGTTGGTTAATACGCTTGAGGGTGAATGCGAATAATAAAAAAGGAGCCTGTAGCTCCCTGATGATTTTGCTTTTCATGTTCATCGCTCCTTAAAGACGCCGTTTAACATGCCGATCGCCAGGCTTAAATGAGTCGGTGTGAATCCCATCAGCGTTACCGTTTCGCGGTGCTTCTTCAGTACGCTACGGCAAATGTCATCGACGTTTTTATCCGGAAACTGCTGTCTGGCTTTTTTGATTTCAGAATTAGCCTGACGGGCAATACTGCGAAGGGCGTTTTCTTGCTGAGGTGTCATTGAACAAGTCCCATGTCGGCAAGCATAAGCACACAGAATATGAAGCCCGCTGCCAGAAAAATGCATTCAGTGGTTGTCATACCTGGTCTCTCTCATCTGCTTCTGCTTTCGCCACCATCATTTCCAGCTTTTGTGAAAGGGATGCGGCTAACGTATGAAATTCTTCGTCTGTTTCTACTGGCATTGGCACAAACCTGACTCCAATTTGAGCGAGGCTATGTGCCATCTCAATGCTCGTTCTTAACTCAACAGGAGATGCTTTGTGCATACAGCTCCCCGTTTATTATTTATCTCCTCAGCCAGCCGCTGTGCTTTCAGGGGATTTCGGGTAACAGAAAGGCCGGGAAATACCCAGCCTCGCTTTGTAACGGAGTAGACGAAAGTGATCGCGCCTACCCGGATATTATCGTGAGGATGCTTCATCGCCATTGCTCCCCAAATACAAAACCAATTTCAGCCAGTGCCTCGTCCATTTTTTCGATGAACTCCGGCACCATCTCGTCAAAACTCGCCATGTACTTTTCATTCCGCTCAATCACGACATAATGCAGGCCTTCACGCTTCATGCGCGGGTCATAGTTGGCAAAGTACCAGGCATCTTTTCGAGTCACCCACATGCTGTACTGCACCTGGGCCATGTAAGCCGATTTTATTGCCTCGAAACCACCGAGCCGGAATTTCGTGAAATCCCGGGAGGTAAACGGGCATTTCAGTTCAAGGCCGTTGCCGTCACTGCATAAACCATCGGGAGAGCAGGCGGTGCGCATACTTTCGTCGCGATAGATGATCGGGGATTCAGTAACATTCACGCCGGAAGTGAACTCAAAGAGGGCTCTGGCGTCGTTCTCGTACTGTTTTCCCCAGGCCAGCGCCTTAGCGTTAACTTCCGGAGCCACACCGGTGCAAACCTCGGCAAGCAGGGTGTGGAAGTAGGACATTTTCATGTCAGGCCATTTCTTTCCGGAGCGGGGTTTTGCTATCACATTGTGAACTTCTGAAGCGGTGATGACGCCGAGCCGTAATTTGTGCCACGCATCATCCCCCTGTTCGACAGCTCTCACGTCGATCCCGGTACGCTGCAGGATAATGTCCGGTGTCATGCAGCCACCTTCTGTTCAGAGGCTTTCTGTTTCAGGAATCCAAGAGCTTTCACTGCTTCGGCCTGTGTCAGTTCCGACGATGCGCGAATGTCGCGGCGAAATATCTGGGAACAGAGCGGCAATAAGTCGTCATCCCATGTTTTGTCCAAGGCAATCAGCAGAGTGTTAATCTCCTGCATGGTTTCATCGTTAACCGGAGTGATGTCGCGTTCCGGCTGACGTTCTGCAGTGTATGCGGTATTTTCGACAATGCGCTCGGCTTCATCCTTGTCATAGATACCCGCAAATCCGAAGGCGAGACGGGCACACTGAATCATGGCTTTATGCCGTAACATCCGTTTAGGATGCGACAGCCACGGCCCCGTGATTTCTCTGCCTTCACGGGTTTTGAATGGTTCGCGGCGGCATTCATCCATCCACTCGGTAACGCAGATCGGATGATTACGGTCCTTGCGGTAAATCCGGCATGTGCAGGATTCATTGTCCTGCTCAAAGTCCATGCCATCAAACTGCTGGTTTTCATTGATGATGCGGGACCAGCCATCAACGCCCACCACCGGAACGATGCCGTTCTGCTTGTCAGGGAAGGCGTAAATTTCTTTCGTCCACGGATTAAGGCCGTACTGGTTGGCGACGATCAACAATGCGATGAACTGCGCATCGCTGGCATCACCTTTAAATGCCGTCTGGCGAAGAGTGGTGATCAGTTCCTGTGGGTCGACAGAATCCATGCCGACACGTTCAGCCAGCTTCCCAGCCAGCGTTGCGAGTGCTGTACTCATCCGTTTTATACCTCTGAATCAATATCAACCTGATGGTGAGCAATGGTTTCAACCATGTACCGGATGTGTTCTGCCATGCGCTCCTGAAACTCAACATCGTCATCAAATGCACGGGTAATGGCTTTTTTGCTGGCCCCGCAGCGTTGTAAATGATCGATGCAGAGCGATTCAAACAAATGCTGGGGCAGGCCTTTTTCCATGTCGTCTGCCAGTTCTGCCTCTTTCTCTTCACGGGCGATCTGCTGGTAGTGACGCGCCCAGCTCTGAGCCTCAAGACGATCCTGAATGTAATAAGCGTTCATGGCTGAACTCCTGAAAATGGCTGTGAAAATATCGCCCGCGAAATGCCAGGCTGATTAGGAAAACAGGAAAGGGGGGTTAGTGATTCAGGCCGTTACCGCGTCCGTCGAGAAAAACTTCTACGAGCAAATCACGGGTATAAGTGCGCTCGATGCCGCGATGCAGATAAAGCCGCCCGCGTAAATTAGCTGATGCAGTCCAGGTACCATCTTTGTGTTTGACCAGCATTCCTGGCATGACCGCGCCGCGATTAACGGTCTGCGTTCCGTAATGTTGATGAACCATAAAAACTCCTGCCCGTAAGCTGGGCTGCTGAACATATAGAGACTTCTGCGCGTATTCAGGCGGTGGATGGCCGCCGGTTGTCATAACTAAGCCGCCTCGTTGAAGCGACTGAGGTATAAAGTGTTGTGTTGATTTCAGCTGGTCACACCGACGTTCACGCGTCCGTTTCACCCCTCGCACTCCCCGAAGCCTGCTGAAATTCAAACTGCGGATCTAAGCGGTCATCGCAACGGTGAAACAGGTGGTTGCCGTATCGTTGTGTTGTTGCGACATGGTGATAATAGCTATTGCTATTGGTGATATCAATACTTATTGCTATTGATTGATGTATTTTGATATTAACTGTTTGATAGCAAAAGGAATTAATTTTGTGACTTGCATCGCATAGCGATAACTGAAGCGGGGGTTGTGGTGGTTTTTTGAACGGTGTGTGATGAGGGGAGGCAAAAGAAAACCCGGCACGACGGCCGGGGAAATCATTTCGCATCTACAATAAATAACCTGTTTATCTGGCCTTTTTTAACAGTAGCCTTTGCGGTTATAGTGAATACTGCAGATGGATCACCTTTGGTTGATATATATGCACTAAGAGCTCTAATATACGGGTTATTCTTCTTTCCTGCAGCTGGATCGCTAATTTCAGCAGTGATTCTCTTTTTTGAGTCATCACCATCTAAAATTATTTTAGCTGTCATATTTTGTGCATCAAATTCTGTAAGAAAAGCACGATACTCACGAAGACCGAGAACTTCATCATCATCAAGCCTATCAATTTCAGCTTTATCTCTCTCGTTAACTTTTAGAAGGCAGCCGTCAACATTTGTTGCAACACTTATCTGATCGCAAGTATTACCAATAGGTGATACTGCCTGCCTTACAGAGGGGCGAAGCTCTACAGCCATTCGGTCAATCAAAGAGATCAACTTATCAATGGTTCCAGCATCCTTGTTTCCTAGTGCCTCTATGGCCTTTTCAAGTGACTGCTGCAAAGCTTTCATTTCATCTTTCTTGTTAGAATTTCTCGCAAAAATATATTGTAGTATTGCGCCAAGTATAGTTGCGGCGATCCCCGAGAACAACTGGTTCTGAGTGGCGAAGTTAAGAACTGCTTCAAGAGTAAAGCAGTTAGCTTTTGCTTCGCGTGCGTAAACCTTAACTTCCTGATAATTAATGTATTTACTATATTTTTGTGTAACAGAGAAAGAAGCTGCTGTTGAGAGAACTTTAGAAAAACCCTTTAGGGATTCTCCTAGGCAGTTCAAATCTATTTCATGATTTAAAGCATCTTTTCCGTCATACCTAAGAGAGATTTTTATATCCTGTAAAGCGTCACAATCCATAAATCGCTCTCGTCTAATTCTAATTAAATTTACTATCCCCTAAACGACTCATCAGCACAGTACTGATTATCCATGTTTCCTGTACGTCTGGGGCATGCTCCCAATAACCTTACCGAAGATGAACACCCGGTTCATCTCGTCTTTCTCGATCGGGTCCCACGGTGAGTAGCTCTTGTTATCAGAGATAACCAACAGCTTATCCTTCATCATTTGCAGGCGCTTTACATGGGCTGTGTCGTCGTACAGAAACGCATAGATGCCATCACCGTCGAAAGATTTAACCGTGATATCAACGAACAGCAGATCACCTGGTTCGATTGTTCCTGACATGCTGTCACCACGTACGTTAATGATGCGGATATTTTCCGCCTTCCTGCCATCGAACATGTGACGAGCATCGTCAAACGAGTACTCAACCGAGCGTAGGACTTCTACAAACTCACGGTTGATGACTCCCGGCCCGGCACTCACTTCTATATCAAGAACGTCAATCTTGAAGTATTTGGAATGGTTGACAGTAGGCTTCCCTGATTGTTGACCGTCATTTCTCATCGGGCCTATGCCTGATGAGAGCCACTCTGTTCGAACACCCAATGCATTAGCTATTTCAACAATTTTTGTTGAGCCGCGCGCGTTGCCGCTTGTCAGTCTCCAGATTGTGGGTTGAGCTACGCCAGACGCCTTTGCAAGAGCGCCTTGAGACATCCCAGATTGTTCCATCGCTAGGTTTAAGCGATCAGCAAGAGTTTCTTTTTTCATAAGTTTTAATTTATACGCTTGCGTATTGATGGTCAAAACACGTTTTGCTATTGCCATGGTTAATACGCATTGCTATTATCCATTCATTGTAATACCAATAGGAATTGATAATGACAAATCAAACCATTCAACTCGCAATCAGTATTACAGGTAGTCAAAAACGACTGGCAGATCTATGCGGTGTAGCCCAGCCCACTGTTTGGCGTTGGCTACACGGTGGCGGAATTGATGCCCGCTATGTAATGAAAATTGTCTCAGCCACTGGTGGAAAGATTAAGCCAGCAGATATTCGTCCCGACCTCGCACCATTGTTTAACGCGAGTAATTCTGCCGCCTAATCTGCGGCGTTAACTGATAAGGGGATGATTATGCAACCACTTACATACCAACAGACTAGCGGATTTAGCCCGACTGCGGTGATAAATCGTTCTCAAATAAAACAGGTGCCAGGCCACGAAAAAATTCGTGATGCCGTCCGCGCCTGGTCTGCTGAAGATAATCAGGATGTAGTTGCCGCACTCATTGTGAATGAGTATCGAGCACAGGGCGGCGGCACCATCGATTTTCCTGATGATGTCAGTCGTGCACGCCAGAAGCTGTTCCGCTTCCTCGATAACAAATTCGATTCTGAAAAATACCGAAATAACGTGCGTGAACTGACCCCGGCAATTCTGGCGGTACTACCGCTGGAATATCGCGGCCACCTGGTTGAGCAGGATAGCTTCATGGCTCGGCTGGCTGAAATGGAAAAGGAACTCAGTGAGGCAAAGCAGGCGGTCATTCTCAACGCACCACGCCACCAGAAACTGAAGGAGATGAGTGAAGGCATTGTGTCGATGTTTCGAGTGGACCCAGATCTGGCTGGTCCATTGATGGCGATGGTCACCACCATGCTGGGGGCAATATGACAGGTTCAAAAATGGCGAAAGTCGGTCTGCGGGAACAGAACCGACTTTCAGGTGCAAATCGTAACACACTCATTGCGGGAGGAATTATGGCAAACACTGCTGAGATATTCAATTTTCCAGTGCCGGATGCGGCACAAAAGGAGCCGCGCGTGGCAGATCTCGATGATGGTTATACGCGCATTGCAAATGAGTTGCTGGAAGCTGTGATGCTGGCCGGATTAACACAGCACCAGCTTCTGGTCTTTCTGGCTGTCATGCGCAAAACATATGGCTTTAATAAAAAACTGGATTGGGTTAGCAACGAGCAACTTTCCGAATTAACCGGGATATTGCCGCACAAGTGTTCTGCTGCAAAAAGTGCTCTGGTAAAGCGTGGGATTTTTATTCAGAGCGGGCGGAATATAGGCATTAATAATGTGGTCAGTGAATGGTCAACATTACCCGAATCAGGTAAGAAAAATAAAGTTTACCTGAAAGAGGTAAATTTACCTGAATCAGGTAAGAAAAGTTTACCCAAATCAGGTAAAGGCACTTACCCGAATCAGGTAAACACAAAAGACAAACTAACAAAAGACAATATAAAACCTTATTCGTCCGAGAATTCTGGCGAATCCTCTGACCTGCCAGAAAACGACCTTCCTGTGGTGAAAGCGGATGCTGCGATTCAGAGCGGCAGCAAGTGGGGGACAGCAGAAGACCTGACCGCCGCAGAGTGGATGTTTGACATGGTGAAGACCATCGCGCCATCAGCCAGAAAACCGAATTTTGCAGGGTGGGCTAACGATATCCGTCTGATGCGTGAACGTGACGGCCGTAACCACCGCGACATGTGCGTGCTGTTCCGCTGGGCATGCCAGGACAACTTCTGGTCCGGTAACGTGCTAAGTCCGGCCAAACTCCGCGACAAGTGGACCCAACTCGAAATCAACCGTAACAAGCAACAGGCTGGCGTGACAGCCGGAAAATCAAAACTCGACCTGACAAACACTGACTGGATTTACGGGGTGGATTTATGAAAAACATCGCCGCACAGATGGTTAACTTTGACCGTGAGCAGATGCGCCGGATCGCCAACAACATGCCGGAACAGTACGACGAAAAGCCGCAGGTACAACAGGTAGCGCAGATCATCAATGGTGTGTTCAGCCAGTTACTGGCAACTTTCCCGGCGAGCCTGGCTAACCGGGACCAGAACGAACTGAACGAAATCCGCCGCCAGTGGGTTCTGGCTTTCCTGGAAAACGGGATCACCACGATGGAACAGGTTAACGCAGGAATGCGCGTAGCCCGTCGGCAGAATCGACCATTCCTGCCATCACCCGGGCAGTTTGTTGCCTGGTGCCGGGAAGAAGCATCCGTTACCGCCGGGCTGCCAAACGCCAGCGAGCTGGTTGATATGGTTTACGAGTATTGCCGGAAACGTGGCCTGTATCCGGATGCAGAGTCTTATCCGTGGAAATCAAACGCGCACTACTGGCTGGTTACCAACCTGTATCAGAACATGCGGGCCAATGCGCTGACTGATGCGGAATTACGGCGCAAGGCTGCCGATGAACTGGCCTGTATGACAGCGCGAATTAACCGTGGTGAGGCGATACCTGAACCAGTAAAACAACTTCCTGTTATGGGCGGGAGACCGCTTAATCGTGTTCAGGCTCTGGCGAAGATCGCAGAAATCAAAGCGAAGTTTGGGCTGAAAGGAGCAAGTGTATGACGGGCAAAGAGGCAATTATTGATTACCTGGGGACGCATAAGAGCTTCTGTGCGTTGGAGGTTGTTGCACTATCAGCTGTAACAGTGTGAGGGGCCGATGAATTCGCATTACTGGTCGTTGTGATCAACGCCATTCTTCTGTCTCTTCTTTATCTACAGAAGCAGGAGAGCTGATGGCGAAAAAAAGAACTCAACGCAGCGGCGTCAGTGCTACAACGACTGGCTAGTCCACGCAAGGCGAGTTCACCGGATGCTTACAATATTATCAGAGATAACGGAAAAGAATAAAAACAATAAAATCTCGGAATATTACCCGATAAAATATTTTCAGGTGTCCATTAAGAAAATGTCGATGAATATTATTGTGGTGATAACGGAATTAGGCAAAAATCATCCTGCACGATGAGCGAAAGAGCCCCCCATAGCAATATATTGCAGGGGGCTTTAGTTAATCACAGTAAGCGTGTAATTATAATTTAGAAAAGGTTTGTTCAGAAGTTATAGGTTACACCAAGCATAATGTCATGACTTTTTACATCAACATCTGATTTATATTTATCGCCCCAATCATCGGTATAAGTCACATTGGCATCACCTGCATCCAGGTAGCGATAACTGATGTCCAGACTGACATCTGGAGTTACGTCATAGCGGACGCCAGCACCAAGGCTCCATGCGAAGTTATCAGAAGAATCTGAACGGGAATCAGATGCGCGGTCACTGTATCCGTATCCATTATCGAAGGTGATGACACCCGTTGATTTCTGATGAATTCTTGCATAACCAATCCCTGCGGACACCCAAGGGGTGAATGCGCTGTCGTTCCGGAAGTCATAGTACGCGTTCAACATCAGGCTGTTGACTGACACCTCATTCTTCATGTCAGCTCGCACCCAGTCGTCCTTAAAAAGATTGTATTCTGTATCAGCCTTTCCGCGGGCATAAAATTCAAGCTCCGTACGAACAGGAATACTGAACTGTGGGTAAAAGTCATAACCCGCTGCGATACCACCACTAAACGCCGTGTCATGGTTGTTGCTGCCCTTAAATCCAGTTGACCAATCGCCTTCATCATACTGAAAACGCTGGTCTGATAACGACGCCACAGAGGCACCGGCTTTACCGGTTAGATAAAACCCGTTTTTACTTTCCTCAGCACTCGCATTTGCAGCAAATGCACACACGGCGGCAATGAATGAAATAGCCAAACCCTTTTTCATTTTAATTATCTCCATTTTCACACAGTTGTTGTAAAGAGTGTTCGGAGTATTTAAAACAGATATAAGTGCAGTTTCAATCGTATAAATTCGAGTGAATTTCTCGATAATATCGATGTATCACTTCCGTGACAATTTATGCAGCTAACTGAATTCACACGTAACAATAACCAGCATAAATTAGGCTGTGGCTAAAATGATATGGGCAGGAATCTTGGTCATTGATAGTAAGGACTGGCGAACGGTGTATTATCGGTTTGCTACCCGGGGAGAACGGGCAGGAAAGGTGAGCCGAACCTGATTTTTAAGGAGTGTCGCCAGAGTGCCGCGATGAAGCGGGTGTTGGCATTTTATCGCGGCAATTTTCAATAGACTATGTACATAAAAATATCATTTTTTTAATACATGTCTAATTATTGGACGAAATTGGTTTTTGCTTTGGTTTAGTTAGCCTAGCAATCAAGCCAGAGGCAATAATGATGATCCAAGCAATTTGATGCAATGCTACTCCAATATAAGAACCTTTATAGATAATAAAGGCATAGATCGCTAGAAACGAAATAAATATCCATAACGAAAGTTGATAAATTTTGGCGCGCATATTTAATCCAATCAATCAGAAAGACGAGTAATCATAGAGGTACTATCACCCGGGTAACTATTGCTATTATGAACGGATAGGATAGAGGCTTCAATAACATATGCATCAAGTATGATGGAATATGTAGGTGAAAATGACTTGTGTCAAATTTGTGGAAATGAGTACCATGTTTCTCTGAAATTGATGTCGTTAATGGCTAGTGATAGTGAACTTTTTTACTTTATAATTCCTTTGGTTATAACAATAAGGTAAATTTATGAAGAAGATAATATTATTAGCCATGATTATTGGTTCTTTAACAGGTTGCGCTAGTGTGCCACCATTGAATTTTTCAACACCTAACGTGGGAGTTAGCCAGAAAAAAATAGATGCTGAAATTAAGTCATTAACGGTATCACTTGCTCGTCCAGATGAGCAGAAAGGGGATATCACTGCTGGTATGGAGGCTATAACTCCAATTTGGCGTGAATCTTTGCAGGAAGCACTCGACCGAATGACTATTTTTCGTGATAGTTCACCAAATACGGTTAGCTTAAATGTTAAAGTGTTGGCTCTTGACGTTCCTGCTTTTGGTGTTTCAATGACAACTAAAGCAATTGCAAGGTATGAAATAATCAACCGTGCGAATGGTGATATTATATATACGCAGGATATTGAGTCTACCGGTACTGTTCCAGCCAGTTACGCATTCTACGGTATTGTTCGAGCACGCGAATCTGTTAATCGCGCGGTGCAAAACAACATAACGCAGTTCTTGCAAGCATTAGAAAGTGTTGATCTTTCTCGTCCAATGTTTCCTGTTAGGGTAGCTAAATGAAGCGATTATTCGTAATTGCTCCACTCTTAGTGTTGGTTGGATGCGCACAAAATATATCGCCAAATAGTTATTCTGTTGGCTCTGTGGGCATGGTTAATCGAACTATCGCTGGTACAGTTATTAGTGCCAGGGGGGTTGATATCAGTGGGACTTCCGCGTTAGGCGGGACTGCTGGGGCTGCCGTGGGGGCAACCGCTGGTTCTGCGCTTGGTGGGGGAGTTCGTTCTAATATCGTTGGTGCCGTTGGTGGTGCAGTCATTGGTGGTATTGCCGGGGCAGCAATCGAATCTTCAGCAACAAAACAAACAGGCATGGAATATGTTGTCGAAACTGAGAATGGGAATTTAATGACCATTGTTCAAGGCAAAGATCCGTTATTTACTCAAGGAAGTAAGGTCCTTGTTTTATACGGAAACCCTTCTCGCATAATAACAGACCCGCGTCACTAACATACCTTTTGATTTTGTAAAATCAATTCGTAATAATAAAGTCATCGGAGCTTGAACAACTCCGGTGACTTCTGCGCTAAACGGGGACGTTTATGCGCACATACAATCCAAACTCTCTTCTCCATTCACAGATGCAGAAATGCACCTGCGTTTTTTTGCATCCAACGTTTGACCTCTGCGGAGGTGAAGCGTGAACCTCCCACAAGACGGTATCAAATTGCATCGCGGTAACTTCACCGCTATCGGTCAGCAGATCCAGCCTTATCTGGAGGACGGCAAATGCTTTCGCATGGTGCTTAAACCGTGGCGCGAAAGACGCAGTCTTTCCCAGAATGCACTCAGCCACATGTGGTACAGCGAAATCAGTGAATACCTCATCAGCAGGGGTAAAACGTTCGCCACTCCAGCTTGGGTAAAAGATGCTCTCAAACACACTTATCTCGGTTATGAAACCAAAGAACTGGTTGATGTCGTAACCGGTGAAATCACCACCATTCAGTCATTACGTCATACCTCCGATCTCGATACCGGAGAGATGTATGTCTTCCTGTGTAAGGTTGAAGCCTGGGCGATGAATATTGGCTGCCACCTGACTATTCCGCAGAGCTGCGAGTTCCAGCTGCTGCGCGACAAGCAGGAGGCGTAATGGCTACACCGCTTATTCGGGTCATGAACGGACACATCTACAGAGTACCAAATCGTCGTAAGCGTAAGCCTGAGCTGAAGCCATCCGAAATACCAACACTGCTAGGGTATACCGCCAGCCTGGTTGATAAAAAATGGTTGCGACTGGCAGCAAGGAGGAATCATGGCTGATTTGAGAAAAGCAGCGCGTGGTCGGGAATGCCAGGTAAGAATCCCTGGCGTATGTAATGGCAACCCTGAAACGTCTGTACTGGCACATATCCGGCTGGCTGAATTGTGTGGCACCGGTACCAAACCGCCAGACCTGATTGCCACCATTGCATGTTCTGCCTGTCACGATGAGATCGACCGTCGCACGCATTTTGTCGATGCTGAGTATGCAAAAGAATGCGCGCTGGAAGGTATGGCGAGAACACAGGTTATCTGGCTGAAAGAGGGGGTTATTAAGGCGTGAATACCTACAGCATCACATTACCCTGGCCTCCGAGCAATAATCGCTATTACCGCCATAATCGCGGGCGCACGCACGTCAGCGCAGAGGGGCAGGCATACCGCGATAACGTCGCCCGAATCATTAAAAACGCAATGCTGGATATCGGCCTGGCTATGCCTGTGAAAATCCGTATTGAGTGCCACATGCCGGATCGCCGTCGCCGTGACCTGGATAATCTGCAAAAAGCCGCTTTTGACGCACTCACCAAAGCAGGTTTCTGGCTGGATGATATTCAGGTCGTTGATTACCGTGTTGTGAAGATGCCCGTTACCAAAGGTGGGAAGCTGGAGCTGACCATCACTGAACTGGGGAATGAATGATGTTTGAGTCTTATATGGCAGAACGTCTTCGCCACCGCTGGATGCGCCTGCGCTTATATCGTTTCCCCGGTTCTGTTTTGACCGATTACCGGATACTGAAGAATTACGCCAAAACACTGAAAGGAGCTGCCGCATGAATACCCAATATTTACAGTATGTCCGCGAGCAACTCATTGTGGCTACTGCTGATTTGAGCGGAGCAACGAAAGGCCAGCTTGAAGCCTGGCTGGAGCATGCACAATTTGATACTGGTACATATAAACGAAAGAAGCCGCGCATTCTGGATGAGGTAACGGGCAAGATGATTACGCTGGATAATCCGCCGATTTCCGGTAAGCAGTCGTACGCAAAAGGTTCATCCATTGCACTGGTCAGCCAGGTTGAGTTCTCAACATCTTCATGGCGCCGCGCGGTTCTGTCTCTCGAAGAACACCAGAAAGCGTGGTTGCTGTGGAGTTACAGCGAAATTGTTCGCTGGGAACATCAGGTCACCATAACGCAGTGGGTATGGAGCGAGTTTAAGACTCTGTTGGGTACCAGGAAAATTGCAGGTAAGACACTGGAACGCTTAAAGAAGTTGATCTGGCTGGCGGCACAGGATGTGAAGAACGAGCTGGCAGGGCGTAAGACCTATGAATACCAGGAGCTGGCATCACTGGTGGGAGTGACATCAAAAAACTGGTCTGAGACATTTACTGAACGCTGGGTTGCAATGAAGCACATTTTTCTACAGCTTGATAGCCAAGCTTTATTGCTTTTAACGAAAACACGTTCAAAACAAAAGACGACATTTTCACAGCAAAGTATTGCAAAACTGGATTAAAAAGCATATATTTCGGGTAAATCTGATATTTTGCCAATGTTGTACGCACTGGCAGTAATCCAAATTCAAGCCCGAGGTTTAAAACTTTGGGCTTTTCTGTTTCTGGACGGTGAGTAGCCTTCCAACCTACCCCAGCCAGGGTGTCTTCAGCTGTTGAGTTGATATTGCTTAACCCTCTGTTGCCAGCTACATGCTGGCTTTTTTATTCCAGGCTTGCGGGGAGCATCAACTCCGTGCTTTGTCGTTAAATTACCCCGTGAGCCTGATTTCTGACATTTAACGTCCCGGCCTTTTGTCGGCGGCGAAACATTGGCTATTCATATGCACGAAAAAGAGAGCCTTGCCGGAGCGTTCTGGCTCGTTTTGCTGATCATCGCAGGTTGGGGCGGTCTGGTCCGCTACCTGATAGATGTGAAGCAGAGTAAAGCAACGTGGAGTTGGATAAATGCTCTGGCTCAGATAGTGGTATCAGGATTCACCGGTGTTATTGGTGGTCTGATCAGCATCGAAAGTGGATTCAGTATTTACATGATTCTCGCGACAGCGGGGATTAGTGGTGCGATGGGTTCGGTTGCACTGACGTACTTCTGGGAACGACTGACAGGGGTGAAAAATGCAAAATCTTAATCCTCAGCGTAAGGCTTTCCTCGATATGGTGGCATGGTCAGAAGGAACGGATAACGGACGGCAGAAAACCAGAAATCATGGTTATGACGTCATTGTAGGCGGAGAGCTATTTACTGATTACTCCGATATCGGGTGCAGAGGATATTGCAGCCACAGCTAATGCTGTCGCGCAAAACTATACGGACATAAAATCTTTGCAAAACAAAACTCAGGATTCAACTACGACACAGAAAGGAATTGTTCAACTTACATCATCAAGGGTATCCGAATCTGAAACGCTTGCTGCAACAGCAAAAGCGGCAGCGATGAATTATGCGGATATTGTAGCTCTGCAAGGCAAGACTAATGATGCAACCACTACAAACAAGGGAATTATCCGCGTATCTGATTCCAGAACATCAACAGAATCTGGTGTTGCTGCATCATCACTTGCTGCATCACAAAACTATTCAGATATGAAAGGGTTGTTTGGTCAATGCGGAATGAAATCTAGAAATCTCGGTGTCGTATACACCAACAGCCAGTCTTTCGCCATATTTGTAAGCGTCAATGCGGTGCTGTCTGACGGTAGTTCATTTCTGAGCGCCAACGTTAATGTGGATGGTAATTCGGCTAATTTTCGCGGCTCTCAGACAACAAATCTTGCAGGGCAAAGAGCAACTATCGCATTCATGGTTCCTGCCGGTGCGACCTATATTGTGCAGCAGTTTTCAGGAACAGTGTCAGATGTTACCTGGGTAGAGGTGGATAAAAAATGATAACAATGATGAAGTATTACAAAGATGAAAATAACGTCGTATATGCCTACGATGCATATGGCACACAGGATGCTTTTATCAAAGAAGGGCTTGTGCCAATCACCAGAAGTGAGGCTATGGCAATTATTAATCCCCCACCGACTCATGAACAACTCATCCAGGCTGCTGAAAATGAGCGACAGCGATTACTGTCCGCCGCTGATGCAATTATGCTCGACTGGCGCACAGAGCTGATGCTGGGTGAAATCAGCGATGCCAACAGAGCTAAACTTTCGGCGTGGCTTTTATATAAGAATCAGGTTAAGGCTGTTGATGTAACAACCTACCCTGAGATTAACTGGCCTCCAGAGCCAAATCTATAAATTCTGAGCTAATCGATCAACAGTAACAGAATTAACCTGCATAGCTGTTTCTAAGTTTTCTTATGACATAAGGCTCTATTTTTTTTGCAATAAAGTAAGAAAAAAGAATGGCTATGCAAATGGATGGGATTAATGAGGTTATGGAAAAATAACCTGACAGATTAAAACTTGATATTAGACTGTTGGATAATGCTACTATCAAATTCTCATGAATTAAGTAAAGGGGATAACTTATAAATCCAAAAAAAAGTAGATATTTGTTTTTCATGGTGGTAGTGAACGCTGGAATATAAAATGAACCTATGAATATAATGAATAAAGTTAACAGGGATATGATATTCCCAATTCCATAATTATCTTTGAATAAAATATACCCTGAAAGAAGGTTGAGGGTTAATGTTATAAAGAGAGATGCTATGATAACCGGGTTTTTATTGTTGTTCTTAATCTCATAAACGCAACAACCAATGTAAAACCATCCAAAACTATGTAAGCCAGTACATGTGAATAGTAGTTCAAAAGCACCAGGGGCAACTAACTCTCCAGTGATGTATAAAGGCAACATCATAAAGAGCATAATCATAAAAATCTTTCTTCCCATCAGAAAGAAAATGAATCCAGCGAAAATGTAAAAGAAAACTTCAACGTATAATGTCCAGAAGGCACCCTCTAATGAGTTGATGGTAGTATGGAATATTGAGTTTAATAGTTGCGGGTGAATAAAAGTGATGCCAGGTATGGCATCTGTCAAATTTGGTGTTCCGGCAGGTCTGTTATGAATAAACACAGAGTAAAGAAAGATGAATGCTGTACATGATAGCATTGCCGGAAATAATCTCGTCCATCTTTTTAGTAAGAAATTTATCATATTTTTGCAATTATCCATCGACAAAAAGATAACATACCCTGATATCATGAAAAATAACTGCACGCCATGCATGCCATATTTAAATGGGATGATATTTCCTGTGTAATGGACGAAGTTTAAATATTCAGGCCAGCGAGAAAAAACATGGAAAGAGATAACAAGAAGTATAGCAAGTCCTCTAAGCCCATCTAAATGTTGCAATCGACTGGTTAACCTATTCGAGTTCATATGTTGTATTTGCTGGTTTTAATGTGTACAAAAATAATGTGAGTAGTATAAGGTTAATTTGTTGAATTGTACAGATAGTGCATTTATAGGGAGTGTTTGAAAAATTACAATATTAAATGAACGTTTATGAAAATGAAGAAATAACAAGCAAATGGCATCATTCCTGCTTTTACCAGGGGGATTTAACATGCTTATTGGCTATGGGAAGGTGCGAACAAGTTCCTGATATGAGATCATCATATTCATCCGGAGCGCATCCCAGAGGGACATCATGAGCCATCAACTCACCTTCGCCGATAGTGAATTCAGTACTAAGCGCCGTCAGACCTGAAAAGAGATTTTCCTCTCCCGCATGGAGCAGATTCTGCCATGGCAGAATATGACCGCTGTCATCGAGCCGTTTTATCCCAAGGCGGGCAATGGCCGACGGCCCTATCCGCTGGAGATCATGCTGCGTATTCACTGCATGCAGCATTGGTACAACCTGAGCGACGGTGCCATGGAAGATGCCCTGTACGAAATCGCCTCCATGCGCCTGTTTGCCCGATTATCCCTGGATAGCGCCCTGCCGGATCGCACCACCATCATGAATTTCCGCCACCTGCTCGAGCAGCATCAACTGGCCCGTCAATTGTTCAAGACCATCAATCGCTGGCTGGCCGAAGCAGGCGTCATGATGACCCAAGGCACTTTGGTGGATGCCACCATCATTGAGGCACCCAGCTCTACCAAGAACAAAGAGCAGCAACGCGATCCGGAGATGCATCAGACCAAGAAAGGCAATCAGTGGCACTTTGGCATGAAGGCCCACATTGGTGTCGATGCCAAGAGTGGCCTGACCCACAGCCTAGTCACCACCGCGGCCAACGAGCATGACCTCAATCAGCTGGGTAATCTGCTTCATGGAGAGGAGCAATTTGTCTCAGCCGATGCCGGCTACCAAGGAGCGCCACAGCGCGAGGAGCTGGCCGAGGTGTATGTGGACTGGCTGATCGCCGAGCGTCCCGGCAAGGTAAAAACCTTGAAGCAGCATCCGCGCAAGAACAAAACGGCTATCAATATCGAATACATGAAAGCCAGCATCCGTGCCAAGGTGGAGCACCCGTTTCGCATCATCAAGCGGCAGTTCGGCTTCGTGAAAGCCAGATACAAGGGGCTGCTGAAAAACGATAACCAACTGGCGATGTTATTCACCCTGGCCAACCTGTTTCGGGTGGACCAAATGATACGTCAGGGGAGAGATCTCAGTAAAAACCGGAAATAACGCCAGAAATGGTGGAAAAAATAGCCTAAATAGGCTGATTCGATGTGTTTGCGGGAAAAAAATCGGCCCAGATCCGCGAAATTTTAATCAGCGAGTCAGCTTGGGAAGAAATGACCTGCTTATTCGCACCTTCCTTAGCCTAGTTATGTTTTATGAAAACTTGATATCATATAAGTGTCTTACTTATTGGCTGTAAATAAGGTTTTCTAAGGAATTGTTTCTTAAGTATCATTTGTAACTGTAACGGAATTTATAATCCTTTGCTTTATTTTTACGGTGTTTTTTATCACACCCTATTTTTTATGTGGTTTTTTATACTGAAGTTTGGCAAAGTGAACTTTATATGCATATACTTCATCCTGGTTTCAGTTAAATTGGGTGGATGATATGGCAACTACATGTTCAGTTATATTGATTTTGGAGTCCTTTGATGTTTATTTCGGAAAAGAGAGTGTGTTTCTGGAGAGAGGTTCATCTGTACTTGTCGACTCTAGCTCTAGAGATTTTTTCCTGACATATCCTGAAAGAGTGATAGTGGCGGATTTTGGCGCTGAGTTTATTAGTCGCTATTTGAAAGCTAATAACTTAAGGGATATTTCTGATTGTAGGGAATATCCATCTTATTTAAAAATAAACTTTGCTGACTTCAGTTTAATTAAAGGATTAATTAGTTGGGCTAATCACTGTGCTGAATACATAGAAATTTTTGATGAGTCTATTGCTTTTACATGTCTCTCTGCATTTTCTTCTGAAAAACAATTTGGAGTATTTCTGTTTGGATGTTTGAAAAGCACAGGGGCTAAAGTTAAAACGATTATTCATACGGATTTATCTGCACCATGGCGTCTTAAGGATATATCATCAAGATTATATCTCAGCGAAAGTTTACTAAAGAGGAAATTGAAAGAAGAGGGGGTATCATTCAGTAAGATCATACTTGATGAGAGGATGCAAATGGCTGAATATTTACTCAGCACTCGTTGTTATCCTATTAGTAAAGTAGCTAAGGTCTGTGGTTATGCCAGTATCTCATACTTTACTTATGTATTTAGACGTTATTTTGGTGTTTCTCCAAGTCAATACTCTCAGAGGAGTTCAGAAAGTAAAATTCTTACTCACCAGGGAATCTGATCATTGTTCTTGCCCCCTTATTTCCAGACAGGGGGTGTATCTTAAGTTAACGTTACCCGCTGACGTCGATATTCTCGCGGAGAGCGATAACCCAACGCACTGTGCGGATGGTTTTCATTGTAATGTTCGATCGCCACTGCAAGATTATGCAATGCCGTTCTTACATTCGGTTTCGGCATGAACGCGATGTAGTCTTCCTTCATCGTTTTCACGAACCTTTCTGCCATTCCATTACTCTGAGGACTGCTGATTACCCATGAGGAGTACAATTAAACGGGTTAATCAGTTTCTCCATTTGAAAGAAAAAAGACTTCTGTACTGTTTGATATCACCGCTATTTTCTTATTTTCTGTGCAGGTCGTAGTGGGACAAAACTGAGACACATAAGGCCTCACAATGGCTTGCAAGGCTTTACATGTTTTGATGTGGTGGGACGTGTGAGCGCAGTGTTGATGGGGTAATACTTTGAATTAGAAGCGGATTCTTATGATTCGTAATGCGAAGGTCGTAGGTTCGACTCCTATTATCGGCACCATTAAAATCAAATTGTTACGTAAGATCTTATCATTCTCCCACCAAAAAATTATCTTAATGTAACAGCTGGTGTAAGTAAATTCTATCAACGAAGATCAATCTTATCTACTGACCAAAAAGGCCTGATAGGGCTTCGCTCACTATACATCCTTGGCTGCAGGTTTAGTTGTACACCACTCCTAAATTTAATGTGTTGGCAATGTGTTCAATAAAGCTCGAACAAATTAGCTCATTATGATCGGTTAATACTTCAACTTCTGGTTGCATGATTGTTTGTCCGTAAAAAGATAACGCGCCTGCCGGGTAGTAGCAGGCGCATTACGCAATAGGTAAACAAGGGAGGAAGTTCAGAAATGTAAATCGGGAAGGTTGTACGCAATGTTCATCGTACTACGTTGTTACGGCTTTGCCGCAACAAGCCAGTTGCCTGCCGCGCTCGCAGAATGTCTGCAGCCCGGAGATAAGGAGATTGTTCCTGCCAGCTAAATCCCTTCCTGTCGATACGAACCAGCTCGTATTTTTCTACCAGAAAATTCACGGCATCGGCTAGGGGGATACCGGCATCGATGTGTTCCTTAATCACTGCCTCATTGCAGAATGGCGTGTCGTTTATTGTCAGACCATAGTGCTGTTCCAGCAGACGTGTCAGTAACATTTGCCAGACAGCCACGGGTGACAGGCAGGGCTTCACCGCCCGCTGAGTTGTTGCAGGTAAAGTTTTCATGTTTGCTCTCGTGTAGGTAATTAACGCTGAGTGGGGTAAATGGCGATGTATACGTAGCCGCAACTGCCAAGGGTGTCGGCTTCGCAGGTTAAATCGTTGTGGTACAGGGTAACGCAGTGGGCATGGTGGGGGCTGAGTTCACCGGTGGTCAGCATCGATTCCATCTGGCGGATAAAGTGCGGGAATGTTTCATCCAGCTTCCGGCATTCGATGTCACTGAACTTGCCGGTGATGCTGGCCCGGTCAGCCAGATAATGCAGTCGGTTGCCTTCCTGCACCAGACGGGCTCCCAGGCGCAGTGTAATCTCCCGCTGCAGGCCCCTGGTAGGGTTGCTCATTACAGTTCTCCACTATTGTCAGTTCAGGGTGATGCTCATCAGGCAGGTATAGGGCCCATTGCGGTCCTGGCGGCGTTCGGCGTATACCGCGAGGACTCCGGCGATATCCGGAACGTCCCTGCCGGTGTAATGACAGACGCTACCGTGCCACTGGTATTTGCCGGTGCAGTAGCGAAAGATTCGGGACTCAGGATGCTGGCGGTATATCGTCATTGCCCTGCGTTTACTGATAATTTTCATGTAATACCTCAAAGCAGACCGTGTTCTGCGAACGAATAGATTTGCCTGCCACCGACAATCAGATGGTCAGGGACACGGATATCCACCAGCTGAAGCACCTGAACCAGTCGCTGCGTGAGGGTTTTGTCGGCCTGGCTAGGTGTCGTCTCGCCGGAAGGATGGTTATGCGCGAGTATCACCGCCGCCGCGTTGAAGTGCAGAGCACGTTTGACCACCTCCCGGGGATGCACCTCGGTGCGGTTAATCGTGCCGGTGAAGAGCGTTTCATGGGCAATCAACTGATTCTGGTTGTCCAGATACAACACCCGGAACTCTTCCCGCTCAAGCGCGGCCATATGCAGTCGCAGCCATTCACGTACGGCGTGGGTAGAGGTGAAGGCTACGCCGGGCTCATGCAGGTGGCGGTCCAGAGCCCTGAGCGCCCGCTGAATGAGACGCCGGTCCTGTGGCGTCATCTCGCCGGGTAAAAAGGAAAGCTGTTTCATCTGTTGCTCCTTCGGTCAGTCGATAATACGCAGAATGGCGTGAGCCTCTGGATGTTGCATGGCATACTCCCGCAGGCGGTAATAGTGTGCGGTCATCGCGTCACATTCTGTACGGCAGGCATGGTGGCTATACGCAATCAGGCAGACAGCAATACCTGCTGCTTCTGCACTCATTTGGGCATCGTTACCGTTCAGGCAGTTAAACAGACGCCATGTCTCATCGTTGTCAGGCTCGGGGGACATAAATGCGCCGCCATTGCTGAGGGTGTAGAACGACCAGATACCACCGCTGTAGCCCTCACAGAAGCGGTCCATCCAGGCGAAGATATGCGGCTCCAGGAGTAGCCACTGCGGGATAGCGCCAAAGTACTGTGGCCAGAAATCGATACGCTGTTCATCGGGGACCGGCGTGACGGTCAGTTCAAATTCGGGTTGGTTAGCGGGTGCGAGGTCGTGCTGCGTCTGTGTTGTCATGGGTATGTCTCCGTCAATAAAAACGCCAGCGGCGATGGCTGGCGTATGGGGATATAAAGTGTGTTCGGGGAGGTGAATGCGGGTAAATGCTTCGCGATCAGCGGGTGGCCGTGTCTGTACGGATGCCTGAGGTGCGGATATAGCGGTTAAGACCTTCACCGGCATCCGGCTCAAAGTTCCATGCCCGCCAGACCATCCGGCCTTCAGTATCACGAACCACCAGACGGAAGTGACTGCCCTGGTCGTCTTCGAGTGTGATATTGCTGTACGTGGTAGTGACCGCTTGCGCTTGTCTCCGGGTGAAAGGCCCCGGTGGCAGCAACACGGATTGGGTCATTTTCGGGCTCCTGATAAAAGAAAACCCCGGCAGCCTGCTAGCTGTCGGGGTGGATTTGCTGGGGAAGATACTACTATCAGTCGTTGCTGCAGTCTCCGAGAGTGGACAGAACTTTCTCAGTGTTCTTCCGGTCCGCAGTGAAGGTCCCTGCTTTGTGGTCATTGACGTAGACGTCGAACTGCCCGGCCTCAGAGATATTGCTGATGAAGTCAAACCAGGCGTTATCGCCGTTACGCCAGCCCAGGCTGGACGGAATAATGTACTGCTGGTGATCCATCACTACGGTGATAGTAGTGTCGTCATCGTGCGAACTGACCATCTTGTCATCGGCAAGGGTAAGAAAGACTGAATGCTGATAGAAACCATTCTGGTCCGGGTTCCCTGTGCAGTTGATGGTAAACGTCTTTCCGCTGGCTTCGGTCACGCTGTATTCCGTATTGCCCTGACCGTAACCCTGCTGCCAGAACCCCGGGATAGCAGAGGCATTAAAGCTCGCGAGCAGTACACCCGCCAGCATAAACCGACTTAGTGAAAGTATTGTCATTCTTGTCTCCTTTGTCGTTGTTTTATTCCTGATTGTCAGGGTTCGAGGGTATCAGTAGCTGCCCCATCAGTTTGCCGTCATGGGCGTACTCAAAGTATTTTTCTTTGGTATACGGGTCCGTCACCTCCTGGTATTCCAGTTTGATGTTATCGGCAATACACAGCGCATTCATCAGCGGCTGGATGGTTTTTTCCTGCATATCCACGAGGTAGTAGTAACTACCGCCCTCGCAGCCATCGGGCGACTCACGGGTACGTAAGACCTGCAGGGTGAGACCTGATGAAAAGCCAACCTGTGACCATTCTTCGCTGACATCATCCTGCCGACTGACCACATCGCTGAAGCGCGGAGGCGTGAGGTCCTTAAATTTACTGATAGCTTTCAGGTCATCACTCCTGTCATCGCAGGCGCTCAGAAACAGAGTGGTGGCAACCATCGCCAGCAGAGGTAGTGTTTTACATTTCA